CGCTAACGTAACCAGCGATGCGTTGGTTGATCGGCATGACGGCCTCTGATTAGGCGTTAATCTCTTCCCAAGAGCAAGTCACGACGAGGTCGTTAGCCGCCCCGGCGATAGCCCCAATAGACTTGTCCTCGAGGAGATAGATGCTCGTCGTCTTGTCGATGATAATCAACGAAGCGTCAGCAGGCACAGAGATCGTCGAGGCGATCGCCGTCGCCGTACCACCAAGGGCAGCCGCGCTGTAGAGGTTGATGGTAATGTCAGCCGCGGCTGTTCCATCGACGTTAGCGACGATCAGGCTATTAATCTTGTAAACCTTGCCGCTGGCAGAGGCATTGCTCACGATGCTCGTCGCGCTTGTAGACGAGAGAGCGGTCGTGGACGTGTTGCCGTAAATTCCAGTTACGGCGGCGATATTCGGGTTAGCCATTTACGCTCTCCTTAAAGACCGTAGAGTATCGCGAACTTTATCGCGGTTGCATTGCTGACGCTACCAGTAGGACCAGTCGGCCCAGTTGGACCTGTCGGACCAGCCACAGAAGACGCAGCGCCCGTAGGCCCTGTCGGACCCGTGGGGCCATTGACGCCCGCGTCTCCCGTAGGCCCTGTCGGACCCGTGGGGCCTGTCGGGCCATTAACGCCAGCATCACCAGTCGGCCCAGTCGGACCTGTCGGGCCAGTCGGACCAGTAGCGCCAGCAACGCCCGCATCTCCAGTGGGGCCAGTGGGGCCGGTAGGACCATTGACGCCTGCGACGCCCGTAGGCCCAGTGGGTCCAGTCGGTCCCGTCGGGCCTGTGGGGCCTGTGGGGCCGACCTGCGTATACATGACCTGCGTCGCCGTGAAGATGACGCCAGGGATCCGAGGCGAGACAGGCGACGTGCCAGCAGGCACGGTTTGGATCGACACCGCAGTATTCGTCGTCGCCCAAATCATTTCAATGTAGTCGTTGGCCAGAACCTTCAGCACGAAATTGACGGTCATCAGGCCGTAGCCATCGATGCTGCCGTGCTTTTGCTGAACGCTCAACCGCGTGTCGCTGTCAGGTATGTCGCCTGAGCTGCCTGCGTTATTTTTCCTAAGCCAGACGTTCACGTCGTGGATCTGGCTGTCAGTGTTCACAAACTGGATTGAAAACGTCAGGCTGTAGACGCCAGCATAAGCAAATGTCACGCGGCTATTTGAGGCGACGCTGACGCCATTATTATCTGGGTCTGCGCTGTTCAGATTAATGGAATAGGCGGTATCCGCCGCAGGCGCGACCTGATCGGTCGTATCCCAGAACGAGCCCCAATAGCCCAACGCTCCACCGGCGCCCGTGGCTCCAGTAGCTCCCGTAGGCCCAGTAGGCCCAGTCGGGCCCGTCGGACCAGTAGCGCCCGTGAGGCCAGTGTCGCCATTCGGACCCGTGGGACCAGTCGGCCCAGTAGGCCCAGTAGGCCCAGTCGGACCAGTGGCGCCGGTCGTTCCCGTGGGGCCTGTAGGACCAGTAGGGCCCGTGGGCCCAGTAAGGCCAGTCGCGCCAGTCGAGCCAGTGGGTCCGGTGGGCCCCGTGGGTCCAGTAGGACCAGTAGGCCCAGAGATCGGCGTCACAGCTCCGTTATCGACCCACGTCGAGCCGTTCCAGACCCACAGGTGCTGATTGTCGTCGGTGACGTAGGCGTCGCCCTGATCGCCCGTATACGAGCTGGGGTAGCCTGGGAGAGCCGCAGCGTTGGCCACCGTGCCAAGATACTGAATGCCGCCGCCAGAGGCGCCTGTCGGGCCTGTAGGGCCAGGTACAGTGGACGTAGCTCCAGTGGGGCCGGTCGGGCCTGTAGGGCCACGCAGGCCAGTCAGGCCGGTGGCTCCCGTCGGGCCAGTGGCGCCCGCAGGCCCAGTATCGCCAGTCGGCCCAGTGGGGCCCGTGGGGCCTGTAGCGCCCAGCCCTGTGGGGCCTGTAGGGCCAGTAGGGCCAGTCGCGCCCGTGGAGCCTGTCGCGCCCGTGGAGCCTGTAGGGCCAGTGGGGCCGGTCGGGCCAGTGTCGCCAGTGGGGCCTGTCGGGCCCGTCGAGCCGGTCGGTCCAGAAGCGCCGGTGTCGCCCGTAGCTCCCGTGGGGCCGGTCGGGCCGGTCGGGCCGATATACTGAAGGAACTGGCCAAAGGTCGCCCGCTTGGTGACGCCGCCCTGAACGACGACGGTCGTGTCCGTAGACTGCGGCGTGTTGGCCAGCGGCAGGTCTGTGATAGGCGTCGGGACTAGATTGGAAGGTACGTCGGTCATGGGACTAGGTATCCGTCGCCTTCTTCATTGATCATGAAGTAGTTGTCGCTCTCAGTAACCAGACCGCCCGGATTGGTGTTGATCGGGACGTCAGGCCGCGGGAAGGCGAGCGTGATACGCTCAGGCTGCCGAGCAGGGAGACGATAGGGATCAAACTGATCACGGTCGATTTCGCACACGCGAAGGCCCGGAGAATTCGGGTCAGGCATCAACTCGTCGAGGGACATCTTCCTCTGGCACCGGGCGCAGATGCCGATGCCGAAGGTAGACCTGCCTCGAGGATCAAGAAAGATGCTCATCTCGTGTACGGGCTAATGTTGGGCGCGTAGTAGATCGGCGAGTTGTCTCGCTCCTCCGCCTGCGCGAGGGCCAAAGCTTCGTCAGCGGTTCCTTTAATATACGTCAGAAACTGCGGCTGAACATCAGGCAATTCTTGGCACAGACGCCAAGAAAGCTGCCAAACGATCGCCTCATACCACCTTTGTGGGATGTCGAGCGTCTCGGTCAGCGTGCCGACATCCATGATGTAACGCTCACGCCAGATGATGAACTGGCCGAACATCGACGTCTGGTCGGTCACAGGCCAGATGTGCATGATCGGGATGTCGCGCTGCCGGTCGAACCAGTATTGGAGCGGGCGGCCCGCGAAATACTTATTCGGCAGGTTCGTGTAGTCATCGCGGTTCAGGCGCGCCAGCGGGATTTCTGTAGGGTTGTTAGCCGCATAGAACTCCGTCACGTTCAGCGTATTGCCGCCCGTCTCCCGCATACGGAAGTAAGTCGCAGCCAAAGAGACCTCAATGTCGTACCACTGCCAGCGGCCTGCGACGTAGGCCGTAACGCCTGGCGCGGCCACAGTTGACCACGTCACGAGATCGTTTGAGGTCTCAAAGACGATGTTGAAGTTGCCAGAGACAGCCATCATGACGCCAACGGTCGAGATGGCGACACCGCCATTCGTGCCGCTGTAGCTGATGTACAGATTGCCGTCTGGGGCGTTTTGGGCGCAGGACGTGCTGAGATTGCCGTCGAACGCATAGCTCACGATGCCGCCGGCAGACGAATACTGCGTATTGCCGTTCTGGCGAGAAAGCCAACGATAGTTGGCGTTCAGGATGTCGACAGTGCCGTTAGGCGTAGGGATGTCCTGCTGCCCCAGATAGAGCGGCAGGATTTCCTTCTCAATGCACCAAAGTGGAAAGCCTTGGTTCGCAAGAGAACTGAGCAGCAGATAAAGGTTGTCCTTAGCCGTATCAATCAGCTCAGAACTGATCTGCTGAGGCTGCATACGGCAACGCCGGAAGGCGTGATCAATCACCTTCCGGGTTTCGAATACAGTCGTTGATACGGTGCCGGAGACGGTCATCAGCAGTTGCTCATCTTCGTCTTGCCGCCCTTCTTCATCATGGCGGGCGAGGTTTCAGGGCGGGCCATGCTGGCGGCCTTAGCCATCGCCGCCTTGATGGCGCCGACGTTGGGCTTGGGGCCGGGGCGCATGGAGCCGACGCCAATTCTCTTGGAGCCAGCGACAGGAGCGGCGCCGACTGTCGGAGAAGCGATGACAGGCGCGCGGGAGGCCACAGGAACGCCCTTAGCCCGCTCCATGCTCGGACGCTGGGGCGTCATGCCCATGCGCTGGAGAGGAGACGTCGGAGCGATCGAACCGCCGTCAGCCTTGTGCATCATGCCGCCGTGCTTGAGGCCCTTCATGGACTGCTGGCGGTCGTGCTTCTCGTCGAGCTTCGACTTCTCCCACTTTTCGAGGGACATGCCGTGCTTCTTGGCGAGCTTGCGGTCCTGAGCGAGATCCTCCTTGGAATGTTCCCACTCCATGTGGCTGACCTTGCCGCCCTTAGCCTTCTTCATCGGCTGCTTGGACTGCTCGACCTCGCGATAGTAGTCGCGGTCGCGCGACTGCTTCACCTTGCCGCTCTTGATGTCCTTCACGGGCACCGAGGTGTCCTTGCCATCGTCGACATATTCGATGCCGCCCTTGGCCTTCTTGCTCTTGCCA